TTACTCTTACGTCTTCCATATTATGCTAAAGTAATTGTTCTCAATTCTTTAATTCTTGGAGCGTATGCTTGATTGGTAGAAGTAGCAATCAATTTAATACGATAAGACTTAAAGGCAGGTAAATTATCAACAGTAAACTCATGCTCTTTGAATGTTAAATCTCTAGATAAGAAACCTTCTGATGCATTCGCCGGAGGAACAACTCTATCTGATGATCCGTCATTGTTTGAAGTATATCCTGGGAATGCTTCAAAGATTGGTGTAAATCCTTGATCTTCACCAATTGCATAGAATGCTCTAATATCATTAAATTGATTAATGTGAGCAGTGAGAAGAATCTTAATGCTCGTTGCAGAAGTTTCTAAAGTATTTTCTCCAGAGATATATTGGAATGCATTAGGATCATCATCAATCGAATTGACTCTATTATCTTCAGTGTAGTTTGAAATTGGTGCATCAACTCTGTTTGAAATAAGAATAGCACTAACTCTTTGTGCGTCAATAATTGGACTTAAACGAGAATCAGAAGACTCAAGTGAAATCGACATGTTGAACGAACGATCACCAGGCAATTGTTGTAAAACTGCACTGTTTGTCTCATTTACTCTAGATGCAATAATTCTTGGAGATGAGAAGTAATTTGTTGCGTTAAGAGTTACATCTTCAGTACCAGCGTTATTAAATGGAACTGGTAAATTTTGACCAGAACCATTACCAAGGTTTGATCCTGATGTTGTTCTAACTGTTGCGCTGAGAGATGTTCCCGGAACAGTTACGTTTTGAACTGAAGGAACAATAGCCTCAAATGGCATGTTTTGAGTGGCTTTAATATTATATCCACCATCAGACTTTGTTTCATTATAATAGAGAACTGGGAAATTAGTTCCTACACTTCTATCAACTCCATCAGAACTCATATCCACCTTAATTGCATATGAATCAAATCCAATTGGATTAGAGAGAGTAACATCACTCAATACATGTGTCTTGTTAACTCTCCTCAGCGAAACTCCACCCATTTCATATTTGTAAACAGGTGTTCCCACGACATAATTTTTAGGATTAGAACCTCTAGTAATACCACCAATTGTTCCTGTAGACGTTTCGGTATAAGTAAGAATTTCATCACCAATTCTTACATAACCAGAGGTTGTTGTTCCGACACCAATATTTTCAAACGTGCTAAACTCAGAGGAGTTTTCTACAAGAAGATCAGCAGTTGAATCTGCACTGTATGGTGAGGTTAATTTAGTTGGTACAACATCACTCTCTACACCAGATATCGTAACTCTATTGTTTTCATGGTACATACCATGGTTTTTATGATCAACAATGAGATGAACACCATCATTATTACCAACCGTTCTAATTTCTGTTGGTGTTACGTTACCATTAGTACCATTCAATGTCACCAAGGAACCAGAACTATTTGTAAACTGTAGAGTTTTTCCTGCTCCAACTTCAAAATCACCTTGAACATTGTCAAGTATAATTTCGTTTGTGCTAGCAAGTGATACAAGAGAGAATCTTGCATTTCTACCTGCTGGGTTGTTGCCAAGACTACTAATACCCAGAACATCACCGACAACATAACCAGAACCACCGTTAACAATAGTTGCTCCAACAGCAACGCCATTATTAATTGAAATATTGGCAGTTAGATTTTGACCAGATCCAGTAATGCTTGTCAAAGCAACTCCCGTATAAGTCAGTGCGCCGGAACTTGGAGTATAACCAAGTCCTGCATTTGTAATCGTTAATGCTCCAGTTCCAGATCCAGCAGATCCAACAAAGTTACCAGTTGCATTTGACCCCTGCTGAGAGAAAGTATTTCCAATCTCAAGGGCATTACTACCAAAGACAGTTGTTCCTAAACCAACTCTAATTTTCTTAGAACTGATATTGATGGAGTCTGGTTGAAGGGTTGGAATTTGTCCATTACCCTCTCCAAGAATTGGGTTATAAACTTCAAGTGAACCATTTTGCACAAAGTCTGCACGACGTATGGTAAACTTAAGATCCTCCCATTGACTTGGTTCCCACGTAGAAGCATTTTGTGACTTAAACAGAGATCCAAGATACGGTTGATTAGAAATAAATTCATCAGTTAATAGATCAGTTTCACCAACCCTAGAGATAAATACACGATATTTTGTAGACCAAGACGCAAGTGTTATTGCATATTCTCCACCACCCTCAAGGTAAACAGGTGCTTTAAAATTAACTGTAGTTGGAACAGTTCCATCAGCAGAAATATTAATTTGATCTGGAGTTAAAATAATTTCAGAGAAGGGAAGAATCTTCTGAGTTGGAACACCATTTTGCATGGTGCGAATTTGGAATGTCATGGGAATATCCATGTCATCCTTAGTTTGGAAGAATACATCACAACTTGTAACAAATACGCCAGTCTCATCTAAGACTTGGAATGATTGTGCCAAGGGATCATACCACTCAGTGACGTTAGTTTGGGTGGTCACTGAATCAATTACAGTGCTTGCTGTTGATGAACCAATAAAGTCTCTTCTTGCTCTGCTTTCAGTTTCATGTCTAATTTGAATCTCAGCATTTCTAACAGAAACAATTTGCTCTTGAACAGTTTCAAGCGTTCCTTTTGCAGTATATTTTTGCTCACCAATGGTGGATGCAACGTTCTGATCATTATTAGGATCATCAACTAAGGTGAAAGTTTTATCTCCAGTTTCAAACTTAGGATTTCCTCCAACATTTGGATTTGGAATGTAGAAACTTCCAATCAAAGAAGAACCCAAGTCTGACATAAGTCTCAAGTTTGAAATGGTTGCTTGTGCTCCACTAGTTTGACCGACCAGAACCATATCTTTAGCGACATATCCATAATAATCACCCTGTGCTTGTAAAGAAAGTGCATAAGTATCAACATTCAAAACTGTTGATGTTGAAGAATATGTTTCTGGTAAAACATTTCCTTGACCTGGAACTTGAACTTGACCAGGAGTTCCTAAGAATGTCTCAACTGCAGTTGGAGAAACTTGTGATAGATATGGATTATTTCTATAGACTTGAGTAGGAGCATTAAATGGTCCTTCTTTATGATTCGCCTGAGCAACTCTAAATCTAATTTCTGCCGACCTAGAACCTGCATTTCCTAAACCAGTGCCCTCCATTTTTCCAACAACTGTTTCTCCAACCTGGAATACACCAGAAGTCATTGCAATCTCTAACAGTTTTGGAACACAGAACTTACTTACATCTCTAGAGTCGAAGAATGGATATATTCTAGTAAGAGGTCTTACCTTATTAGCGACAAATTGTATGTTCCTGGAACGCATTATAGCGATAAGATCTCTACTGAGAACTCTATCGCCCATTGAGGTGTTATCAAATCTTTCAGTAATAACAGTTCTCTGACCTCTTCTATTATCACTTCCAATTCTGAATGTATCAGTTATGGTGTCTTGTATGGTAAAGGTTGTGTTAGTTTCAGTCCAACTACGAGTTCTAGCTCTTCCACCGGGTCCTTGTTGATGGCGAGTGTTGGTTACAGTTCTTGCCCCACCGCCACCAGAACGAGTTTCTTGTCTAGTTCCACCATCTCTTTGAGTAGATTCTGTTCCAGTCCACGTAGTCTGCCAAGAGTTCCATTGAACAGGGAAGAATCCAGTTTGAGGATCTGCTTCTCCAAATTGTCTTGTGGCTTTTGCCATTTCCTCTGCATAATTACCCTCAGTTTGGATAATTTTTGCTTCAACTCTTGCAGTATCAACCCATGTATCTGATGAAGGACTTAATTCAACAGATGCTTGCCAGAAACTAACTAAGAAAGGTGTTATACTTTCAGTTCTTGTGGCAAAGTTTTGCTTTAACCACTCAACTTCTGTGTAATCTAAGGTAATAACATCGGAGGAACGTTTGATATTTTCTCCATCAGGCGCTGTAAATCCAAGATCAGTTTGTGTTGTAACACCCTCTACAGGTTCAACTGTTAAGTCAATAGAGTTTGTAAAGTGTCTTGGACGCAATTCTCTATTTTGAACATCTAAAGAATTCTTTACCGGAGCATTAGTTTCTTGTGGTAAAAGAGTGGTGAAATCATCAACAAAGAAACCAGACTTAAATCTGTTTAAACCTTCAGAGTCAGCAATAAACAAACTCTCAGTATTAACTTCTAATAAAGATAAAGTGGTGTAATATTCTAAACTCCTAATTCTATCCTCAAGTTTTTTGATATCGGACATACGATATCTCTTGTGCTCTAAGAAAGATACGGTTGCATCATCTGTAGAGAGAAGATATGGTTGTAATTTTACTGTAGCAATTTCTAATGCGTCATCTAGTGGAACTGGTCTTTCAAAGTTTTCTGATGGAGCACCTTGCTGAACCTGAAGTTTTCCATCTTTTGTCATAAAGATTCTATCATATCTTCCCAGATAGAATGAAAAATCAAGGTTGATTGATTCGTCAGATGCTAAAGTATTTGCTACAGAATTGCCACTGCCATTGTATGATCTTCCTAAAAATTCTAATGGAGATCTAGAACCCTCTGAGACTGTATAATCGGAAACTCTTGGTCTAATGTCAATTAAGTCAGTATTTCTTTCTCCGTTGACAGTTTGAACCTCAAGATCATAATCGAATGATTCATAAGAATTTTTGGTGATTAAATCTCCATCATCAGTGTCCTCAAAATATGCATTAGCAAAATATACTTTTAATTGTCTAGTTGGTGGTCTTGCTTCTGACTTTCTTTTTAAGAAACCTTGACCATAGATAGATGATTTCTGTCCGTTATTAAATTCAAAGTGATTTGAAATTGCTCTGCTAGGAGTGTTTAATGTAGTCAAAGTTGCAGTAATATTTGACTCTGAGAAGACTATTGTTTCTCCTTCAGTGAAGTTTATATCAGTTCTGGGAACATATGTAATTTGACTATCAGTTAGTTTTTCTGTATATATTGCTCTAGCGCCAGATGATTGACCTACAATAAATTCACCAACAATTAAATCTGAAGTTTTGCCAGTAAAACCGCTTATAGCAGATAATGTTGCTTGGGGTGCAGACGCTGCAGATGTGTTTGTGGATTCATAAACACCAAGTATTCTGATAATATCTGGTTTGTTCAGAGAAATTCTCTCATCCTCAACTCTAGTTCCAAACGGGAAATTACCAAAAGTCAAACCATTGTTTAAAGTTGTGCTTCCTGTTCCTGCACCAGAATTGATTGATTTATCAACAACTAAAGTGTTTACTCTATTCTGTCTCTTAATTTTTTCTTTTAGACTAGACTTTCTTAAAGTTGCAAAAAGAGTTGCGCCAGTATTATTAGTACCCAGGTTATTAATCTGAAGTTCTTTTCCGCCGTTAGTGAATGAGAATCTATCTGCAGTTAATTCCTCAGTTGTTCCATCAGACCTGATTAGTGCATATCTCTCTTCATCAAATGGTAAGAAAGTTTCATTTGCACCTGCAGTGACTACAGCAGAGAGTTTGTTGGTTGCAATATTGACAGTAAATGTTTTTCTAATTACAATATTAGAAGAAATTAAATCAACATCAGAGATAAACTGCTTTGGCATTGTTGTGTACAATGCGTTTGCATCGAGATCCTCAGCAGATGCTGATAATTTTGTACCAACAATTTTTAAATCATTAATTGTTCTAGCAGTTGGTGGAAGATCTCCATCTAAAACACCAGTAACTGTAGTAACACCAGTGACAGTAACATCACCGGCATTAACACTAGTAACTCTTGCACCAATTGGAGTAGCAGAGTCGGTGGTTGTGAACTTTAAAATACTTCCAACTTTTACTTTAGATAAGAAATTGGAAGTAGCGGGTGCAGTAATTTTTGGAGAACCAGCACCAAGTGTTGCTGTAATTGAAGATACTCCAACATTTACTAAGGTATCGAGTACGGTGTCAGCAGTGAATGTTACCGCAGCACCAATGCCTCCTGGTAAACTTGGACCACCATAGACTGATTTGATATCAGATATTCCAGCAGACGTTATTGCAATCGCAACCCTAGAGTTCTCAATACCATCAAAGATTAGTGGTTCATTAAGTACAAAATCACCACTTCTTTCATACACTGTCAGTGCTGCTCCAGCAGAAACATTTTCTCTTAAAAATGCAGTTGCCCCACTATATTTTCCTTTAACATGAACCGGAACCGTTAAGGTAATCGGTTCATTAAGTGTCATGTGAGAGAATGTTTGAATATCATATAGTTGAAGATCCCACTCATTAACATCTGCATTTGTAGCACTATACGATCCACTCTCTAACGCAAAATCATAGACTCTAGCTAAACCAATTTCCTTTCCAACTAAAGTTTGTGAACTAGATCCAACTCTCCTATCTCTTAAACTTAAGATATAAGTATTACCAATTCCTGTTGTTGGCGAACCAAAAACATTATTAGTTTTAAATGTTGATCCAGTATTAAAAAGAATTTCTTGTTTTTCTAATTTTTTGGTTGTTCTTGGTTTTGGTACGTCAAGATATGTGGTATTAATTGTTTCTACTTCATATCCTTTTACGAAAGCTTTGCCTGGAGAGATTTCATACAGAGCAAGATCATCAGATGCTAATTGTCCACCTTGAGTAAATCTTCCTTCTGCATATACTCCATTGCTACCAACACCATCATCCAATGATTCTCTAACAGACACGTTAAACGGCATGACGGTGTAATCGCCAGACTCTGCATATGTTCTACGTGCTAACTCGTCAGCGATAATACTGTATTCTGTATTTTTTACTTGAGATTCAAGTACACCATCTCTGATGGTTGCTAGTTCAATAAAATCAGAATCATTATAATCATCTAATGATTTGATTGCTAAAGAACAACTGATTTTTAAACGATCTGCTCCGGGAGAAGCAAAATTGTTAAATCCTTTTGAATTATCCGTAAGAGTTTCATCACTATCTGAGTTTACAATTTCCTCTAAAACCTTAAGACCAACTCTACCACTTGGATTATTTTGATATTGAGATAAAATTAAAGTTTCGTCGGAGACGTTTACAAAATTACCTCTAATAAAATAAACTCCATTTGAAATTGAGAACGCTGATCCAGTTGATGTTGCATTCGTAGAAATTGTCGAACAAAAAGATTCCCCAATGGGAATAAAGGGATTGTTTAACGGACCAGAAATTATATCAACATCAGTGGCTAAAAGTTCGCCATCTAAAAATGTTTTTATCTCAGAATCTTGAACACCAGAGGACAAATATGAAAGATAAAGGGTTAAATTGCCTCTTTCAGAATTTTCAGACTTTAATATATTTTTTACGTATGCTGTTACTCCAGAAGTTAAACCAATTACTTTTCTATCAACTAATTGATCAATATAAAAATCAACAGGAACACCTAAATGAGTGTTATTTAACTCAACTGCTTGATATGACCTAGAATAGGCAGTGTTTCCAGGGATAACCTTTGCACCTTCTTTGAAAAAGTGCTGACCAAACCTTTCAATCTGATTTTGAAGAATAGACTGTAAACCAGTTAGTTCTCTTGCTTGAACTGGATATCCTGGTTTAAACAGGACTCTATGATAATTATCATTAGGGTCAAAATCATCAAAATATGGAGATACATTGAGATTGGTTTGTTGAGCCATGGTTGATTAGAATTGCAATATGATTTTGATATCTTCCTTCTGGTTTGAAGATCTTGTTATAGCAGGTCTATTGTCGGTGTAAATTATCTCACCAGAGAATTGTTTAACCTCAGGCGTGGATACTCCTTTGGTGAAAGTTTGACCCAGGTAATATGTCCTATTATTTATCACCGTTGACAGACCTGAGAAGTCGTCTAGAGTGAGACTTACGCTTCCTCCAGTAATTGTCAATGCTCCGCCAGTATCTGGTGAACCAGTAAATCTGTTTAGATTATAACCAAATGATGGATTAGTTTGTGCGACTCCGACAGTGGTAAATCCTGCAAAAGTTCTCTCTTGCCAAAGTTTTAGTACACCAGTTACTTGATCATAACTAACGACTTTACCTATGGCAGTAACACCAGTTCCAATTGTCTGCTGAACGACAGTATCTTCTGTAAAAATTGCTGAACTATAACCAACTCCAGTCAATCTAAGAGCATAAACTCCACTTGCTTTGTCTAATGTTAAAATTTGATTACTACCAAACGCCAAAGGATTTTCTACAACTCCAATTCTAGCAATTTCATTACCTGTGATAAAATCTGGGTTTTCTACATCATTTTCAACTCTTGAATATAAAAGAACATTTGTTGCACCAAGTTCTCTATTGATATCAGCACCATGTCCTCCCTTTGGAGGAATAATTACATCCAAAACAGGATACTCATTAGGAGAGGGAACACCTCCTGCAATTAAATCCACGTTACCGAAAGTATAACCAGATCCTTGATTTGAAACTACAACACTACCTATTTTTGAATCATTATTAATTGTTACCGTGCACTCTGCTCCAGAACCATCACCTTTAATGGGAACTTTAGTATAAGTCCTATTTGCAGTTCCTATTCCAACTCCACGATTTTTAATAATTACAGTTTTAAGTCCACCATCAACAGCATTGTCTCTTACAGCAGCATCATCACTGCTAGTTTCCCAATTTGAAGGGACTGGCATATAATCGGTGCTGTCAAATCTAACAATATCCGATGGTTTGATAGTATACAAATATTTCCAAATATATCCATCACCACTGGTTCCTGCAGCTCTTGGTTCTAAATCAGTAAATCTTGGTTCATCCAGTGATGGTCTTCCATTTACATTTTCTGGGTCAGTTCCATTCTGAAGACAGATGTAAACTCTATAATCGCTATTTAAAACAAAATAACTTGAGGAATATAATGAAGTTCCGTTAGAGTTTTTTGGAGTATTGTTTATACTATAATCATGTCTATAATAATCATAAGTTCTACCAGACGCCCAGACGTTTTTTGATACTACCTGTTTAGCATCATCTGAGGTAATTTTCTTAAGTGCAATTATAGTATCCCATGTCGAATTCTCATTGGCAAAATTATCAATAGGTGCCGGAGGATCATTATTCCAATCAGCATCAATTATCGTTGGATTTGGAAGTCCGACGAAACTATAATATGCTTTTCCAACCGTATTGAATCCGGCTACAAAATTCTTAGCATTCAATATCCTTATCTGATCAGTTATAATGGCAGACATTTTTGTAATTTTTTTAGTTATTTATTAGGTTACAAACCCAATTGACTTGTATGCGGTTTGTCTTATAATGTATGGTCCAGTTTTAATTCCAACCACACCATTAGAAGTAATGGCATCATAGGACTTAAATCCTTCTCTCTCACTGAATAGAAGTTTACCCCAACTATATCTTCCATAGAAACTACTGATTGCTAGACCAGCAGCGGTGAATCCATTGTAATGTGCGATACTAACAGTGACTCTAGCAACATTAGTAGTTCCAATTCCAATTG